CCGGTGTCGCCAAGTTTGACGGCTTCGGAGACTGCGTCTACCTCTGTATCCAGGAGCGTAACCGCCAGCGGATCAATAGATCCCACAGATTCTCGGTCGGTTAGTGCGAGTCGGAGCACATCTCGCACCCCATCGAGCGACGTCACTGATTCACGTTCAGCAAGCACGACCATGAGTGTTTCTCGGGCTCCTTCCGTAACTGTATCTCCATCCCGTGCTGCTTCACTCACTCAGTCTCAGTCTAGGTCTGCATCGCCCGTATCTTCATCTCCAACACCAACGGTGACACCATACCTTCCTTGGTTCCAGGGTCTCACGGGGTGCTGTCATAATTCTATAGACACCACTGCAGTCCAGGCTCTGAACGTCCTGACGCCCGTACCCCCTTACGTGAATATGGGGATTAACCGCATTTCAATCCAGTATTGGCCACTGTCTGCGGGAACGGCGACATTCACGGCTGCTCTGATGAACGTGGCTGGAGGAAGTTTTCCAGGTGGAACTGTTCTGGCATCAAAGACATTTTCAGTCACATCTCCGGGCAGTTTCCCGATGTACCCCCAGCAGGTTGCGACATTCACAGATCTTGACCCGATATCCTCCTACGTTCTCGGAGCAGATGTGGAGTATGCCCTGGCATTCTATAGTGCGACACCGGGAATCATAGACCTTGTTCTGGGAGTTCCGAGTTTATCTCCGTACTTCTGGAACGATCTCATGCCTGAATCAACTGGGTCGTTTTACATGGTCGGGAGTTCAGACCCTACCAGCGGAGTATGGTCACAGTCGACATATATTGCGTTTGTGGCCGTGGGTGCTGGATCTGTAACTTCCAGTTCGCCATCAACATCTATGTCCAGGAGTTCCAGTTCCAGCATATCGGCAACGACGTCGTCAAGTTCCACGTTGACAACTGCGGTATCTCAGAGCATGAGCATATCTGCTACAACCTCTTCGATATCCAGTGGTTCACAGACAACTGCGGTATCTGCTACCGAATCGTCAAGTTCTAGCCAGACAGCATCAGTATCCCAGACCCAAAGCACGAGCATAACTGCTACAGAGTCCGTGAGTGCAAGCACGACCTCAACATTATCACGGAGTTCTAGTTCTAGCGTGACGGGAAGCACGAGTATATCTGTTACAGAGTCCGTGAGTGCAAGCACGACGTCAACGTTATCACGGAGTTCTAGTTCTAGCGTGACGGGAAGCACTATTCTATCACAGACCCAGAGCACAAGTTCTAGCGTGACGGGAAGCACTATTCTAACACAGACCCAGAGCACGAGTTCTAGCGTGACGGGAAGCACTATTCTAACACAGACCCAAAGCACGAGTTCTAGCGTGACGGGAAGCACTATTCTAACACAGACCCAAAGCACGAGCATATCCCCCACAACTGCGGTATCTCAGACCCAGAGTACGAGTTCTAGCGTGACAGCTTCGCTGTCTCAGAGTTTGTCGGGATCGTTCTCTCCTGGTTCAAGCGTGAGCATGAGCGTGAGCGTGACTTTATCGGGCAGCCCTCAAAGTTTCCAGCAGTTAAATAATATAACCATGTCAGCAACATCAACCCCGCAGTTCATGTTTACTGCGTATCCGACCACAAGTTCGACATACAGCCCTACGCAGAATGCTACCCTCCCTATTATTGTGGTGGATGGGCAGGCTACAAACATGACGACCACCAATGCCCTCATTGGAAGCGCACTTGCACTCATCATTGTTGCCGTAGCTCTAGCGGCTGGGCGATACCTTCCCGCCGGTTTGATACAGCGGTTTCGTCGTATGATCCCCCAGTCCACAATTGATAATTTCAAGCGTGACCCCCTCGGATCGGTGACCGCTATGGTCAATGATCCCAAGAGCATTCTTAAAAACGTAAACATACAGATCCCAGACAGTGTGAAGAGCCTCACAGAGTATGCACCCAAGAGTGTCAAGGATCTCGTTGCGTCTGTGAGGGACGGTGATAAGGTTGAAGAAGTGAGGCCTTCCCGACGCACAGCATCTGCGACTGTAAAGTCTGTAGTCGAAATGCCCCCTGTCCCCGTCAAGGACCCGTCGCCGCCTCCCACTCCTCCGCCCGAAGTCGAGAACAGGGAGGTCGTTCATATTGACACAGGGGTGATTGTCGCCAAAGATGAAACAAAGGTATCTGGTCCTACCCTGATTGAAATTAAGCCAGAAGATCTAGAAGCACTCAAATCCTTCATGGACAGCCGCAACGTCCACCATGTTATCCTTCAATAAACACCATATCATTAGCACGGTGATAAGAACCGTAGATTAAGAATACGAAATCTTCTAGATCTCGGATCTCATACATGATAGCCAGAAGAAGCCCGGCTACATCAGAACTCAGTTGCGTCGTAGACCCATACGTGTATACGACATTGCGGATATTCTTGAGCCACATATGGTACCTATGAAGATTTGGATCATGGCTTTCAAAATACTTCCACCGGGTATCTTCCGTAAGACCATTGATAAACACTGCGAGTTGAGGGATCTCCAGCGAAATGAAATGTTCATGATGAAGATCGTATCCGAACTCACGAACAATTTGAGCAATCCGAAGCCACCGATTATCACGACGTTCAACCAGAGAAAGGGACGATTGCTGTCCAGGATGATACAGTTGCATCCCGTTCTTTTGACGGAAGGTCCAGATCTTGCGAAGACGACGGGTATCGTCCTTCGATAGGATTGTGCGGGTATACGGATTGCGTATTTCCAGCTCCTTCTGCGACCACTGAATCATAGACCTCTGGTCGAACCAGTAGACTTTCCCGCCCTCTTCAATAGAAAAGTAGTCGTGGGGATGCACTTCGGATTTTCCTTCTAGGGTAACGATCTCGTCATCGTTGTGGCACAAGGAACGTTTGAGAACTCCAATACCTGCAAGTCGTATGGGGACTCTGGCCAGTATACCACGTATAATAGACTGGATCCGGATAATACGCTGGAGCACCCCTGGATGTTTTGTGATCCATTGCTTGATCTTCTTAGACCGCATGTGTGTGCCGCAGTAAAGGAAGCTTCCGCCGGCCGGAGTGGATAAAGCTTTCTTTTCACATCGGTCTAAGGATGATTTATTTTTACATGCCAAGCAGCTCATTGTATTGTGGTTACAAGTTTACGGCATGAAAATACAATACAGACCAATTCCATGAGGTAAAAACGGATCAGGGGTAGATCAGGGTAGAGAATAGCACAACACAAAATGGCAGCCCCCGCAGTAGTTAGCGTCAACAAGATTTCCGCATCCGATATTCAGTTCGCAGAGCCCCGCCGCAATAAGCAGGGTGGTGTATCCGTAGCATTCAAGTATCTCAATCAGAATGTCCAATTCCGTTTCCCGCAGTTTGGGTTCCCAGGCGGTTGTCTCGTGAAGGAGAACGAGAACAAGGATGGCTCGACGACGATGTCTTACACCATGTCGGCGTCGCTCCAGGGTTGCGACCCGTATGGTCGTGAGCGTGCGACGGGCACGGACGATGTGTCCAAGGCCTACAATTTCCTGAAGGATTTCCAGGAGGCCGTGATCCAGGCGGCTGTAGCGAACTCGGCGGCGTGGTTCGGCAAGAAGCGTGGCGAGGAGTCGATCCGTGATTCGTTCAACAAGTTCCTGAGCGTGTCGGTCGACAAGACGAACGATGGCTGGGTGCCGAACGGCAAGTACCCTCCGTCGCTCCGCTTCAAGCTGCCGGTCTACGACGGCAAGGTCTCGATGGAGGTGATCGGCGAGGACGGTGTGGACATCCCTCTCCAGCCTAGCGGGCTCCAGGAGGCGTTCCCGAAGGGCTGCGCTGCCAAGATCGTGGCGCAGGGCAGCATCTACGTCATCGGTCAGGGCTTCGGTCTGACGTGGAAGCCGACGTATGTTCAGGTGAGCAAGCGCAAGCGTCAGACGGCTCGTGATATGTTCAAGGAGGACGTGGACGATTCCGAGGATGTTCCCGCTCCCGTCGTTGGCGGTGCCAAGGCTGCGTTCGAGGAGGATGACGAGGAGGATGCGGAGGCTGAGGAGACGGAGGAGGCGCCTACTCCGACGGCCAGCGCTCCTGCCCCAACACCTGCTCCAGTGTCTGCCGCTCCTGCCCCCGCTCGTCGCCGCAAGGTTGCGAACGCCTGAGTGTCTCCTGGCGGTGCGTAGAGCACACCATCATCATCCACAAATAATGTAAAAAAGATATCGAATCTCGGTGTCCTTTTTTCATGTAGGCACCCCGGCAATTTATCGTTCGTATTGCACGTGAGACAGGTAGTTGTAGGGATAGTATACTCCACAAGATCGCAGGGGCGTATGATGGACATGGATGTCCGACACTGCAGCGATTCCACATTGGTCCAGCCGTATCGCATACAGTCTTCATACGCAGGCTCGGACATCATAGACCATACAGTTCTGTCCCTGGACTCCCAGTCTTCTTGGAGCAGGGTGGAAAACACATTCTCACGAAACCAGTATGCGGTTTGTGTATCCCCATGGTGTTCGGCAAGGCCGACACGCTGGTTCTCGTCGTAGAGCCAGTAGACTTGAAACTCGCTGTCAGAGTATTCAGGGTCCAGGTTTCCCCGGAACACTAGTTTCCCGTCATACTCGTATTCTTCCACATCCGTCCCCAGATCAAAATTTGTGATTTCAGTATTGACAGGGTACAGAATATCCCGTTTCCGTGAGAGCATTCTAGATTATGGTTTCATAACAAGTTTTATCATCGAATAACCCGCAAGGACTTCAAGAAGTTTTAGGAGCGTGTGTTCAAATGAATTGCCGGACCGGATCTCTCCTTGGAATCCAAAGAATCGAACATCCATCATATACTGGAGTCCGTGGTAAAAGACCACAAATGGAATGATCACGGGAAAAAAGTATGCCAATACTCCCGAGAGCACATGTATCACTACGTACACTGGATCCTTGTACCAGATCCTCATCTATTTTATTTACTACTCAAAGGAAACTGTGATTTTTACGTCATGCTTCTTCAGCGACTTGGTGGCCGAATGCGAGAGTTCGTGGCGCTTCTTGCGAGTATGTTCGGTCTTCTTCTCCCCCGCCGACATGCGTGTCTCCATATCTGCATGGATGTCGTCATGATGGGCAAAGAGGTAATCAATGACATCGTCCTCCATTGCCCACGCAAAGAAGTTCAACTGTCCGACGGTCGTGGACACTCCGTGGAAATTCACACGGGTCCAGCGACAGAAGGGGTCAAACATCTTCTTGCTATAGGCCTTGAGATGCGACTTGTATGCAAGGTAGACAATGACGTGCTTGCCAGCCTTGGAGATGTAGGATACATTGTTCATCTTGGAATAGTTCGTGACAAACCAGTCGAGGATCCGGAGAGAAATATTGGTCTTGTTCTCCAGGATATTGCGGAGGAGGTCTAGGCGTTCGGGAGTATACAGAGTTTCAAGGCGGTGGAGGACCCAATCTTCCTGTGTTGAGATTTCAGTAGTGGTGGTCGTCATTGTGTTAGTGTCCTAGGATTTCTGTAAACCACTAACCACTAAAACGAATACCTTTTCACAGAACTCTCTAGATATACTAATGGAAGTATTTGAGCTTCCACTAGATGCCTGCACACACCTCACACACCGAATCAAGAAAATATGCCGGGATCGTGGCTATGACTACCGGAATTATAAAACACAGGTATACCGACTTCTGGCTACCGACCTGGGTAAAGTGTGGACCCGCCGTCGGTCTATCTTTAAAGTCCTCCGAGACTACGGCGTCGCAGATCAGCGCTCCGACAGCTGGCACCTCCGTCGTTCGGAAATGATGACGGCATCAGAAATCACCAAGGCCTTCAAGACTGCATCTCCGTCGGCACGGAAGGAACTCCTCATGCGAAAACTTGACGGACCCAAGACCAACGACGGGGGGCCAATTACTGCCTGTTTGTGGGGCACCCAGTTCGAGCCCATCGCCAAGGAGATTTACGGGGATATCCAGGGCGGGGCAGAGATCGTGGATACGACCTGTGTCGTTCATCCTGTCTACAAGTTTCTGGGTGCATCCCCCGACGGGATCGTGCTGACCCGTGACAAGATGGATCCACGTTGGGGAAAGCTTGTAGAGTTCAAGTGCCCGATCTCACGTAAGTTCACCCAGGAGTCTCCCATCCCCGACGGGTATTATCACCAGATGCAGATGC